CTTGTCAGGACCTTAAGCGTATTGGAATCTCGTACATCTACCTGTTGATTTATGATGCCTTCTTCCAAGCGTAACGCTACTCGACGCTCTTGTCGAGCCTATCGCTCCCGTCTCGTTGAGACTTTTGGGAAAGCGACGGCTACTTGGGGTTACCTCCACGACGTGGAGGCTCCTAGGTTCGAGCCAACCCAAGATATTTCTTGCACAGAATTAGCCCGCGAGGCTAAGGCGTTCCTTCTTGCTTGTCCCGTTGAGGACCAAGAAGCTACCTTTGCATGGAATTCGATTAAGAAGCTACAGCCGGCTTCATGCCGGTGTATGGAAGCTTCTTTGGTTCGTTCCGTCGCTGACCATTTCTCTTCACCACCCCCCTCCCTTCCTTCCGGCTACATTTCCTTTGTTCGTCGAGTTGTACGTCAGATGTTTCCCCACGGATGGGATGCATCTTCGTATGAACGTTTTGTTAGAACTGTTGACCCTCCCATTTCAGCCTGTGACGAGGTTCCTCGTAGCTACGGCGGTGTGCATGGTCTCGCTTCCGAGCGAGATTCTTCTTTTCGACAGTCGGATTTTCTTTCGACTTGTCTTGAGGGTGCGCGCCGTCCGTTGTCTACTCGGTCCTACCTCACGGTTGTTCAGTCAGCGGGCAAGCCCCGGCCCTTGAGTAAGTTTTCCGCCGATGCGCTTCATTTGAAACCTCTTCACAAGAGTATCTATGAGCACATCTCTCGGTTTTCCTGGCTCTGCCGCGGTGACTTTACCTCTGAGAAATTGAGGGATGCCGGTTTTTCTTTTTGTGAAGGCGAAACTTTGACGTCAGGTGATTATAAATCTGCCACCGACAACCTCTCTATAGAAGTTGCCGAGGCGATTATGGACGAGCTGCTTCAGGCCACGGTCTCTGTGCCGGGGTCCATTAAGGCTTACGCTATGTCCATCCTGCGTCCGTCATTGTATAACCTAGAGTTTGATATAGATGAATTTTCTCCCTTGCGTGGTCAGATGATGGGTTCCATGCTTTCTTTTCCTCTTCTGTGCATACAGAACCGGATCGCCTTTTTGTATTCTGGGCATTCCGTTGGAATTGATTGCAGTGAGTTTCCTTGTCTGATCAACGGAGACGACATACTGTTCCGTTCCGGACCGCACTTCAGTGCGCTCTGGATGGACGTCGTACGTCGTCTCTCGTTAGAGGTCGAGCGTTCTAAGACTTCTGTTTCTCCTCAGTATGGTTCTTTGAACTCCACTTTATGCGTTCGCTTCGGCAAACGATATCGTGTTGTTCCTACCATTCGTATGGGGATGTTACGGGAGTCCGAATCGCTCGACTCTCTCGCTCGGGGTTTTGATGATTTTATAAAGGGCTTGAAAGGCTCCTATCGCTTCAAAGCAGCGATGGCCTGGTTCAGCTGGAACATAGGAAAAATCCGGCCTCTTGGCCTCACGACGTATGACTTGGGCTTCCGCGGACCCTTGGCTTATCGTGCGACCAAGAGATTCGGTTTGAGCACGACGGTAACTCACACACCAATTCCTGCCTTGTCCATAGACAACGGCCTCTCCCTCTCCTCCTCCGGGTGCGAGTTTGTGGATCCCGAGGTCCTGTGTGACGAGGATAAGGTAGTCAACCTTTGTGAATTAGCCGCTTGGAAGTGGAGGACGTCTTTTAAAGCTTCTGATAAGAGAGAGGCCGCTATGCGTTTTCATCTAGCTATTTCTGCCACCAGAGTTGACTCTCC